AATAGTTTGAGGAAATTGCATGGCTAACAAGTTATACGAATATATGAGTCCTGAGCAGTCTGGAGTCCAGATAATGGAATCCAAAGACGGTAAAGACTTGTTTATGGCAGGATTATTCATCCAGGGCGACGTAAAAAATCAGAATGGAAGAGTTTACCCCAAAGAAGAGATAGCAAAGGCATGTGATAGTGTAAAAGAACGTCTTGCAAAAGGCGAGACTGTGATGGGAGAGTTAGATCACCCTGAAGAGTTACAAATAAATTTGGACCGTGTAAGTCATATCATTACAGACATGTATTGCGATGATGCAAACGGCCTAGGCAAACTTAAAATTATAGAAACACCTATGGGTAATATTGCAAGAGCATTATTAAAGGCAGGAGCAAAACTTGGTGTTAGTAGCCGAGGTTCAGGAAACGTAAACGATAGTGGACGTGTTTCAGACTTCGACATAGTAACAGTAGACATTGTGGCACAACCAAGTGCACCTGATGCCTACCCAAAGACTATATATGAAAGTTTATTTAATATGCATGGCGGCGCACAGATGTTTGACACCGCTTCAGCATTAACACACGATAAAAGTGCAGAAAAACACTTGATGAAAGCAATCACTGGTTTCATCAATGAATTAAAAATATAAGTAGGAGACTACTATGGCAGTGAATTTTACAGAACTACTTGAGAATGCAGAGCTAACAGAAGATGTTAGAACTGCTCTTCAAGAAGCATGGGAAGGTAAAATCTCTGAAGCAAGAGAAGAATTAACAGCAGAACTTAGAGAAGAATTTGCTCAAAGATATGATCATGACAAAAGTCAGATTGTTGAAGCAGTAGACAATTTCATCTCAGAAAAAGTAGAAGTTGAGATTCAAGCGATTGCAGAAGAAAAACAGTCCCTTGCAAACGACAGAGTAAAATACACGAAAGCAATTAGTGAACATGCTAAAGTACTTGACAAATTTGTAACTGAAATGGTTGCTAAAGAAGTTAAAGAACTTAGAGCAGATAGAACAAGAACTAGTGAGCATGTAACAAAATTAGATAATTTTGTAGCAGAGCAATTAGCAACTGAACTATCAGAGTTCCACGAAGATAAAAAATCTTTAGTAGAACAGAAAGTTAAAATGGTAAGAGAAGGCAAAAAGCAATTAGCAGAAGCCAAAATGGATTTCATTAAGAAAGCGGCTGACAAAGTTGAAAACGTTGTCAACAAGACTATTACTAATGAAGTCAAATCTTTCCGTGATGACATCACTAAAGCACGTGAAAATGACTTTGGTCGTAGAATTTTTGAAGCCTTTGCAAACGAATATGGTACTAGTTACTTAAACGAAGCAAAAGAGATCAAGAAAATACAAAAACAAATTACTGAAATGGAAACAAAACTTAACGAATCTGAGCAAGTAATTGCTGAGAAAGAAGAAGCAGTTAAACTAACTGAATCTAAGTTAAGGATTGCAGAAGACACAATGAACCGTAAGGAAACATTGAACAGTCTAATGGCACCACTAGGTAAAGAGAAGAAAGAATTGATGTCAGATTTACTTGAAAGTGTAAAAACAGACAAACTGGAAGAGTCCTTTAACAAGTACTTGCCTTCAGTATTGGATGGAGAAGCACCAAGAGTTAAGAAGACATTGTCAGAATCCGTTGTCAGTGAACACACTGGCGATAAGGCAGTTGTTGTAACAGCAGATGCCGATGACAAAGCGGATGATATAGTAGAAATTGATATGATCCGCAAATTGGCCGGACTTTCAAAATAATAGGAGTTAAAAAAATGGCAAACTTATTTGAAAGCAACTGGTCTGCAACTAAAGACGCTTTACTAGAAGGTTTATCTGGAAACAGAAAAAACAGTCTAGATGTTGTCCTCGAAAATACAAAAAGACATTTGTCAGAGGCCGCAACAGCAGGTGCCACAGGTGCAGGTTCAGTAGCGACATTAAACAAGGTTATGTTACCACTAATTAGAAGGGTTATGCCTTCTGTTATTGCTAACGAACTAGTAGGTGTTCAACCTATGACTGGTCCAGTAGGGCAAATCCACACACTAAGAGTTAGATATTCTGAAACTGGTGGTGGAGCAACAGCAGGTGACGAGGCTTTAAGTCCGTTTAAACTTGCTTCTACTTATGCAGGTTCTCCAGATGCTACGGCAACTGCTGAAGGACAAGCAGGTAGAAAAATGAGCATTCAAATCTTAAAAGAAACTGTTGAAGCGAAAACCAGAAGGTTATCAGCAAGATGGACTTTTGAGGCGGCTCAAGATGCAGAAAGTAT